GTTGGGAGATGGAGCAAGGCCCGCTGGCCGAAGAACGGCTTTCGGGTTTAAGCGAAAGCCATTGGACGTTGCTGGTGCAAGCGGTGGACCATCATGTCCCTGCTGTCGCCGACCTGATCGCGCCGTTTCGGTTCATTCCCAATTGGCGCATCGACGATGTGATGGTCAGCCTCGCCGCAGACCAAGGCGGGGTCGGGCCGCATTTCGACCAATATGATGTTTTCCTGATCCAAGGGCTTGGCCGCCGTCATTGGCAGATCGGGCCGCATTGCGACGCCGATACGCCTTTGCTGCCGCATGCGGATTTGAGATTGCTCAGCGATTTTCAGGCGACCGAGGAATGGGTGCTCGAACCCGGTGATATGCTCTACGTCCCGCCAGGGTTCGCGCATAATGGCGTTGCGGTGGGTTCGGATTGCATGACTTACTCGGTCGGTTTCCGCGCCCCATCGCGCGCCGACCTTTTGGGCCATTATGTCGACGATGTTCTCGATGGCATAAAGGACGATGAACTTTATCGCGACCCCGATTTGAAACCCCAAGCCAATGCGGGGGAGATTTTACCCGAGGCGCTTGGGCGGCTTCAGCAGATGATGCTCGATACCTTGTCCGACCCTGCTCATTTCGCCCGCTGGTTTGGCATCTTCAACAGCACGTCAAAATATCCCGACATGGATTGGCGACCCGAAGAACCGATTACGCCCGAGGAACTGCGCGCGGCGATTAGCGCGCAACTGCCGCTGGCGCGTAATCCGGCGAGCCGTCTGGCCTTTATCGCGGGCGGCAAGGACACGCTGATGTTATTTGCCGATGGTGTCTGTTTTGACTGTGTTGGCGCGACTGCTGCATTGGCGCGCGATTTGTGCGCGAACGACAGCCTGTGTCTCGATGTTGCACTGGCGGGCAGCCCCGCCGCCGTCGATCTCCTGACGCAACTGTGCAATCTGGGCTGCATCGCGTTCGACAGCGAGGATTGATCTGCGCACGCGGCTCAGCATCTGCGCGAAGAAAGCGCGATATGCGTGCGAGGCGGACGCGCTTTCGGCGATTGCAGCGGCGACCATCACGCTGCGGCATTATGCGTGCGACCGTTGCGGGCAATTTCATCTGACCAGCCGGACCAAAGGCAAGCGCATCGCGCGGCCGGTAAAGCCTTAGCCCTCGACTTCGCGCCAAGTGCCCGGCGCAAGGCCATCGAGCGTCCATTCGCCAATCGCCCGCCGGACCAGCCGCAAGGTCGGATGCCCAACCGCTGCGGTCATGCGCCGGACCTGACGATTGCGGCCCTCGCGGATGGTCAGCATGATCCAGCTATCGGGCACCGACAGGCGCACGCGGATCGGCGGGTCGCGCTGCCAGAGCATCGGGTCGGCTATCCGCTCGGCCGCGCACGGCAGGGTGAGGCCATCCTTCAACGAAACGCCGCGCCGCAATTGCGCCAGCGCATCGTCGGACACATCCCCCTCCACTTGCACCCAATAGCATTTCGCCATTTTATATCTCGGGTCCGAAATCCGCGCCTGCAACCGGCCATCATCGGTCAGCAGCATCAAACCCTCACTATCCATATCGAGCCGCCCAGCAGGATAGACGCCGGGCACATCGACAAATTGCGACAAAGTCGGCCGCGGCGAGCCCTCCGTCCCCTTGTCGGTGAATTGCGGCAAAACGCCATAAGGTTTGTTGAACAGAATGATCCGCGACATGGACATGCTGTAGCGAAAGCACGGGGGATGCGAAATGCTGTTGTGGGTTGGGATTTTGCGTATTAACCAAATAGGCTAAAAATACATTGACATCGTAACCATAAAAGGTTAGTTTATGTCATAGTCGAAAATTGCGAGTCGCGTTGGGGCTCGCTTTCATCATCACCCAATGGGGTCGAAGCGCAAACTTCGGCCCTTTTTCTTTGCGCTCAGGAGGCTGGATATGGCCATCAATAATACACCCGTGCCCGATGCGCGGTTGAATATGAAAATCCGTAGCCTTTTTCTGGACCATTTGGCGCAGACCGCGAATGTGGCAGCATCGGCGCGCGCGGCGGGGGTGTCGAGCAATGCGGTCTATGCCGAGCGGCGGCGGACGCCTGCTTTTCGTGACGCATGGGCGCTGGCTTTGGCGGAGGGCTATGCCCGGTTGGAGACCGATTTGCTGGCCGAGGCGCTACAGACGCCGAGCGGACGAACTGCCGATGGCACGTTAAAGGCGCGGGCGCAAAAGCATCGTCTGGCGATTGCCTTGCTCAGCACGCATCGTGCTTCGGTCAAGGGGGGCGCGTCCATTACGCCGGCGTCCAAGCCCGCGCAGCCGGATTTGGCGACGTTAAAGGCGCAGTTGGTCCTGAAGCTTACACAGATGCGGCAACGCGCCGAAGAGCGCGCGGCGGCGCGTGGCGAAGTTGAACCCGAACGTGCAGGGGCGCCCAATGCCGATGTTTAATGCGCAAGCTTTGCTGGCACTGCCACATGATCAGATGGTCGAGGTCATCCGCCGCTGGAACCGGAAAAAAATGACCGACACGCAAAGCTGGAATTTTTGGGCGCGCGATGATCAGGCCGCGCCTTTGGAGGATTGGCATGTCTGGCTGGTGATGGCGGGGCGCGGTTATGGCAAAACGCGCATGGGGGCGGAATGGGTGCGCGCCTTGGCAGCGCAACATGCCGGTGCGCGCTTTGCATTGGTGGGCGCAACCTTGAATGAGGCACGCGCCGTGATGGTCGAGGGCGAAAGCGGCCTTTTGTCGCTGCCTTATTCCGAGCGCCCCTTATGGGAACCGAGCCTGCGCCGTTTGACATGGGCGAATGGCGCGATGGCCACTTTGTTTTCGGCCGCAGAACCCGAAAGCTTGCGCGGGCCGCAGCATGATTTTGCCTGGGCCGATGAAATTGCCAAATGGCCCAGCGGGATCAAAGCGTGGGACAATCTGATGCTTGGGCTTCGGCTTGGCGAGAACCCCCGCGCGATGGCGACAACGACGCCGCGTCCTGTGCCTTTGGTGCGGCGGCTTAACGCAGAAAAGGGCGTGGCAATCACGCATGGGCGCACAACGGACAATGATATGAATTTGCCGCCGGACTTCATCGCATCGGTGCGCGCGATTTATGCGGGAACGCGGTTGGGGCGGCAGGAATTGGATGGCGAGCTGATCGCCGATGCGGCTGGCGCATTATGGTCCCGCGATTTGCTGGAACGGCAACGCGCAAGTGCTGCACCCGAACTAAAACGCGTGGTCATTGGTGTGGACCCGCCGGTTTCGGAAAATGGCGACACCTGCGGCATAATCGCGGTCGGGTTGGGCATTGATAACCATGCTTATGTGCTGGCGGATCATAGTATCGCTGGCGCATCGCCCGAACGCTGGGCCCGCGCGGTCGCGGCGGCGGCCGAGGCGTGGCAGGCGGACCGCGTGGTGGCGGAGATCAATCAGGGCGGCAATATGGTCGAAACCGTATTGCGTGCGGCGGACATTATGATGCCCATAAAGCGGGCGCACGCAAGCAAAAGCAAATCCGTCCGTGCCGAGCCGATTGCGACCTTATACGAAGCTGGACGGGTCTTTCATGTGCGGACATTTTTGGAACTGGAGGACCAGATGTGCGGCCTGATTGCAGGTGGCGGCTATGAAGGTCCCGGCCGCTCCCCTGACCGCGCCGACGCCTTGGTATGGGCCTTGAGCGAATTGATGCTGGGTAGAACAGATCGCGTGCCGCAGGTGCGGTTGCTCTAAGCAAAAGGACAAATATATGAATATCTTCGGTTGGAAATCAGCCGGGCGTGGGTATCTGCGTCCGGCCAAAACGCATGTGCAGCAGGATCGTCTGCCGGGCTTGCGCGGATATGCTTTGGGCAGCTTGGGCGAATGGCCCCGGCATTATGAAGCGCAGATGCGCGAAGGCTATTTGTCCAACGCTATTGCGCAGCGCGCGGTGCGGTTGATTGCCGAAGGATTGGCATCGGCGCCGCTGACCGCGAGTGATAAACGCGCGTTAGAATTGGTGCGCGCCACATCGGCGGGGCAGGCGTTGATGGAGACGGTGGCGACGCATCTGCTGCTGCATGGCAATGCTTATGTGGAGCTCTTGTCGGGTAATGACGGGCGGCCCGCCGAGCTGTTTGCATTGCGGCCTGAGCGCATGACGATAGAGGCTGACACGCGCGGCTGGCCCGTGGCCTTTGTCTATAAAGCGGGCCAAGTCGCGAGCCGTTTGCCCGCCGAAAATGTCATCCATATCCGGTCAATTCACCCGTTGGATGACCATTATGGGCTGGGCTGTCTCAGCGCCGCGTCGGGCGCGGTGGCGACGCATAATGCGGCGACGAAATGGAACAAAGCGTTGCTCGATAATGCCGCGCGGCCATCGGGCGCCTTGGTCTATGACATGGGCGACAGCGGGACGTTGAACGGCGAACAATATGCGCGGTTGAAGGAGGAGCTGTCCGCGAGTTTCCAAGGGGCGGGCAATGCCGGACGGCCGATGCTGCTCGAGGGCGGCCTGAAATGGCAGGCCATGGCGCTGACCCCGGCGGAGATGGATTTTGCCGGATTGAAGGAGGCGGCGGCGCGCGAGATTGCGCTCGCTTTTGGTGTGCCGCCTGTGTTGCTTGGCCTGCCGGGCGATGCGACCTACGCCAATTATCGCGAGGCCAATCGCGCGCTTTGGAACCAGAGCATCATCCCCTTGGCGCGCAAGATTTTGGACGCGCTGGGGCAAGGGCTGCGGCCCTATTTTGATGGCCTGACGTTGGGACTGGATTTGGATGCAATCCCTGCGCTGGCCGAGGATCGTGAGCGTTTATGGGCGCAAGTGGGCGCCGCAGACTTTTTGACAATGGAAGAAAAACGCGCGGCGGTGGGCCTTGGGGCCATTGTGCCGCCAGCAGGGATATCGAACGAAGCGGGTGCACTCGAATTCAAGTTCAATCCCTGGCACGACACCGAAAACGGCCAATTCACCTTTGCGGGACAAGGGCAAAGATATGCTGGCGGCGGCGGAAGTTTCGGCGGTGGCGGTGCTTCGGGTAAGTGGAAAAAACCCAAAGCGCCAAAGCCGAAGACTTATGGCGGTGGTTCTCGTGGCGGGCAATCGGGTGGCGATGGAGCGAGCCGAAGTCGGGATGGGGGCAAACCAACCACGCCACCGATAAAACCGCTCGCCAAGCCATTGGCTAAGCCGATAGTGCCACGGCCAGAAATCGTCGAAACCACTGTTCCGAAAGTTCTGGCAACACCTGTCGAGCGACCGTTGCCGACAACGCGGAAAATTTCTGCAGGCGGCTATGATTTTGAGGCGGATGAGCAGGATCGGACGGTCCGGGCGTCTGGTCAATTGCGTTTACAACCCGATCAGCCAAGATCCCGCTACGCGCAGAACAACGCAGGAAAACCCAATCGCGAACCGAACGATCATGGTGGCCATTTCATTGCCCGCGAATTCGGCGGGCCGGAGATCAGCTATAACCATTTTGCCCAGAATGCACGTTTCAACGTCAGCGAGTACCGAGCCATTGAAAACAAATGGAAAAAGGCTTTGAAAGCTGGTAAACGGGTGTCCGTTGACATTCGTGCCAGTTACACCGGAAATTCGCGGCGACCAGATTGGATATTCGTATTTTCAGATATTGGGGGCATTGATGAGATCGACCGAATGCCCAATAAAAAATAGGAGGGACGTCATGGCAACCGAAGAAATGGGTAAACTGCTCAATCAAATTGGGCAGCTTGTCGCCAAAACGCTTGGCAAAATTCCCGATGATGTTTTTGTTTTTATCCGGGCTGCCGATCAACTGAGCGGCGGGGCAATTTTTGAAAATCTGCCGGACAAAATTGTCTATCATGATTTCGGACATGACGTTCATGATACCATATTGGAATTATGGGACGCCGCGCCAGCTGACAAGAAATGGTCGATGTTGCTTTACGATATCAAGGATGGCAGCTTCGATGCCGAGTTCATATACACCAATGATCTCGAGGATGAATGGGACTCGCTGGACTATCGGCAGGATGCTCTTCGCGCCCGTTATGGCGACAAGCCTGTCATCTACCCCAATCGGGACCGAAATTTCCGAACACTGACATTGGACGATTTTCCCGACGACGATGAGAGTCCTGCGACCTAGCTGTCGTTGCATTTCCAAAAGACATAATGACCGCCGGTTGCCGTCTGCACCACGCATGACGCTGAGAAAATCACGCGACCCGTAATGGCGGATGCAGCCTGTTTGGGTCCGATTTACAAATAGGAAACATCAATGGTTGAGAATAATTTGCAAGGTCTGCTGGAGCAGGCCTCCGAAACCGGTGCGCGTCGTGCGCTCGCCCAGTTAGGGCTAGATGATGCCAGCGCCGCCAAGGATATGGGCGAATTGCGCGAGCTTTTGTCCGCGTGGCGCGACGCCAAACGCTCGGCGCGTAAGGCAGCGATTGGCTGGGTCGTGCGCATGGTGCTGGCGTTGTTGCTGATCGGCATTGCGTTCCGATTGGGACTGACTGGATTGGTCAGCCAGTGAGGCTGGCGGGCTATGCCGCGATCTTTGATGCGCCGGACAAGGGCGGCGATATTGTCCGCAAGGGGGCGTTTGCGCGCGCGGCAAAAGCGGGCCTGCCCTTATTGTGGCAGCATGACCAACGTCGCCGCATCGGCTTTGTCGAAAGCTTGAGCGAAGATGCGCGGGGTTTGCGCGTCATTGCGCAGCTCGATGACGACCATGCCTTTGTACAAGCGGGCAGCGGTCTGTCCTTTGGCTACCGCGTGCGTGCGATGCAGCAACAGGAATATCGGGAACTTACCGACCTCGACCTCATTGAGGTCAGTGTTGTTACCACCCCGATGCAGCCGCTCGCCCGTGTGCTGGCGGTCGAGGCGGGCGACGCAAGCGCCACAGAAACCACACAATTCACGCAAGGAGAATGACATGGATTATGAAGTTAAAGCAGACAATCTTGACGCCGTTTTTGACGGGGCGGTGCCGGCGGTAGCGGTGACGCGGCCCGTTTTGTCTGGCGGCAAGATCGCGGACCCCGCGCGCTCGGCGTTTGTCGATGGCTATTTGCGGCGTGGGTCGGAGGTAGAGCTGAAAAGCTTCACGGGTGTAACACCGGCCGATGGCGGCTTTGCCGTGCCGCGCGAAATTGATGAGGTCATCGACAGCGTATTAAAATCCATCTCCCCCATTCGCGCGATTTCGACCGTGGTGCGTGTGGGGTCGGCGGGTTATCGCAAGCTTGTGACGCAAAATGGTGTGACATCAGGCTGGGCGGCGGAAACGGCGACGCGTCCGGAAACGGCCACGCCGGTTTTCAATGAAATCGTGCCGAGCTTTGGCGATTTATATGCCAATCCGGCGGCGACGCAGGCGATGTTGGATGATGCGGCGTTTGACGTGGAGGCCTGGCTGGCGGATGAAATTGCATCCGAATTTGCCAAAGCCGAAGGCGCAGCCTTCATCAATGGCAATGGCATCAACCGCCCGCGCGGATTTCTGACCGCGCCGGTTGCCAACACAAATGATGCGACGCGGCCCTTTGGCACGTTGCAATATGTGCCGACGGGTGTGGCGGGCGGCTTTGCCCCGACCAACCCGCAAGATAAGTTGGTGGAGCTGGTGCACGCGGTCCGCGCGCCTTATCGCCAAGGTGCAAGCTGGGTGATGAATGCATCGACCTTGTCGATTATTCGCCGGTTCAAAACGGCGGATGGTGCATTCATCTGGCAACCGAGCCTTGCCGCCGGACAGCCGGATATGTTGATGGGCTATCCGGTCATTGAGGCCGAAGACATGCCCGACATATCGGCGAACAGCCTGTCGATTGCCTTTGGTAATTTTAAAGCGGGCTATTTGATTGCCGAACGGAGCGAGACCAATATCTTGCGCGATCCGTATTCGAACAAGCCTTATGTCCATTTCTACGCAACCAAGCGCATTGGGGGCGCGCTGATTAACTCGGCGGCGATTAAGTTGATGCGCTTTTCCTTGACCTAAGCATTTTGGCCTCTGCCCGCATGATACATGGGCAGGGGTTTTTTGGTTATAAATCGCATAAATAAAACGCCAATATGGCTAATAATGCGCAGCCACGGTTTTGCGCGACCCCAAATTCAAAGGAATATCCGATGTTGAGCCTTGATCCGCTCGGCCTCGACAGCGTCATGCTGGCCGAGGTGCGGGCCTATGTGCGTGTCGATGCAGGCACTGATGACAATATGCTCGCCGCTTGCGTCACCGCCGCGGTTGAACATGCCGAGCAGTTTACGCGGCAGATACTGATCCGCCGTGGCGCCAAGGATATCGTCACAACAGGATCGGGCTGGCAAATATTGCAGGCGATGCCCGTGCAATCGGTCGTGAGCGTGACAGGCATTCCGGCCGAGGGCGCCAGTTTTGCCTTGGCTGCGTCCGCATGGGAGGCAAAGATCAGCTCCCGCGGCGAAGCCTATTTCCGGGTGCTACAACCGGGCAGTGCCGGGCGTGCGGAGGTATCGCTGAGCGTGGGCCTATCGGCGAATTGGGCTAGCCTGCCGGAATCGCTTCGGCTTGGCTTGTTGCGGCTGACGGCATATTTCTACAACAATCGCGACGCGAGTGATGATGCGGGGCCACCTGCCGCCGCACTGGCGTTATTGCTGCCGTTCCGCCGGGTGCAATTGGCATGAGCGGCGAATTTGCAGGCACGCTGCGCGAACATATCGTCATCGAAACACGGCTCAGCACGCGCGACAGCCGTGCAGGGGCGGTGGGCAATTATCGTTATGATGGGCAGGCTTGGGCCGCCGTATCGCCGCTCATGCCCGCCGACCTGACACGCGCCGATGCGCTGTCTGCCATGCCGCGTTGGCGGGTAACAATCCGCAAACGCGAAGGCGTGGGCCTTGGCACAAGGCTCACATGGCGGGGCAAATATCTCGCAGTGCGCGCGGCGCTCAGCGATCCGCAAACGCCCGCGCAGATGCATCTGACCTGCGAAGAAGTGCGATGAAAACCGAACGCCTGACCGCCAAAGCCGACGCCTTGGGCGCGGCGCATGTGCAGCAAGTAACCGACCAGTTGATGGCAACCAAATTGCCGCCAGGCGTGCGGGCCGAACGCCGTGCGGACGGCGTGACTTTAGTCGCCAAAAACCTGCGCCGCCGGATGCTGGAAGACGCGCAATTACGGAGTTTTGGACGATGAGTGATGCAGTGCAAGCCGTGCAAGCCGCCGCTGTGGCGGCGCTATCGGCGCATCCGCTGTTGGCGGCGCAATTGACGGGCATTTATGACGGCCCACCGCCCCGCGCCGCCTTTCCTTATGTCGCGGTCACCGACGGGTTGGTGAGCGACTGGAGCACGAAGACGCAAAAGGGCCGTGAAATCCGTCTGGCGTTTACCCTGTGGGATGATGGCGAGGCTGCGACGCGGCTGGCGGACCTGATGGGCCATGTCGACGACGCCTTATTGGCGATCCCGCGCGACTTATCAGGCTGGCGAATTGCGACTGTGGTCT